TCTTGCTTCTTCCAACGCAGGCGCAGCGGTTAATTTTGGCGCGGGTACCAAAATAATATTCTGTACTTATCCTGCGGGCAAGTCTATCTATTACGATGCCAGTAGCAACTTACCTATTACAGGGGCGCTTAACGTCACGTCAGCCAGTGCAACGTCCCTAGCGGTTGGTCTTACAGGCGCAACGAATCCAGCCTTCACAGTCGATTCTTCCACAGCATTACAGGTGGCGGGTTTAAAGGTCACTGGCGCAGTCACAGGCGGCACTGTTGCAGTTGTTGCTACTGATTCAGGCTCAAATACCAACTTAACCGTAAACGCGAAAGGCACAGGCACGATAGGTATAGGCAGTGTGTCTACTGGGTTAGTTACAATTACTCCAAGTACAGTAGTTACCGGCACACTTGGTGTCGGCACGTCAGCCGGAACCGGGGTTAATCTTGAAATAGACCGTAACCTGTCAGGCGCGGGAACGTGTTCAGCTGTTTTTGCAAACGGTGAAATACAATCTGGCGTCACAACCGGAGCAGATGGGTTCCGCTCCAGCCTTAGTACGCAAGCAACTGCTTTCACACTCACATCATTACGGCATTTCTTTGCAACACAGGGGACGATAGGCGCTGGGTCAACAGTTACAAATCAGTTTGGCTTTATTGCCAATAGCAACCTCACAGGCGCGACTAACAACTATGGTTTCTATAGTAATATTGCGTCCGGCACTGGAAGATTTAACTTCTATGCCAACGGCACTGCTGCGAACTTCTTTGGTGGTATAGTCACCGTCCCTGCTGGCACTGCCGCATTACCCGCTATTATCTCCACCACAGGCACAGCGGATACAGGTCAATTCTTCCCTGCGGCGGATACAATTGCGTACTCTACGGCTGGTACTGAAAGGATGCGTATTAATAGTGCTGGCTCTGTTGGTATTGGTAATACTTCATTAACTGGTTTTAATTTACGTGTAACTAAAGCTATAACGGGGGCGACTACTGCTTTTGGTATTGTAAACGATGGGCAAATTCAAACAGATGTAACAGATACCGTTTATGGTATTCGTAGTCGTATGGCAGTTGCTGACGCTGCTACTGTGCCCACTATTTATTCGATTATAGCGGAACAAGCTACTTTAGGGGCGGGCGCTACTGTAACAAATCAGTTTGGTTTTGTAGCTGGTAGTTCATTAACCGGCGCTACCAACAACTACGGTTTTTACGGCTCTATAGCCTCCGGCACTGGAAGATTTAACTTCTACGCTGCTGGTACTGCGGCTAATTACTTCGGTGGTACGGTAACGATACAAACCGCCAGTGCGACAGCTTTAGCAGTAGGTTTAAACGGAGCTACTAACCCCGCGTTTACCATAGATTCTTCAACAGCGTCTCAAGCAGCAGGATTTAAGATAACGGGCGCAGCCACGGGCGGCACGGTAGCCTTGGTAGCCACGGATTCAGGTTCTAACACCAGCTTGTCCTTTAACGCAAAGGGCACCGGGACTATAAGCGTTGGAAATGTATCAACTGGTGATATGATTTTTGGTGGCACGGCTGATGCTACCCGACGTGTAGAAATAACAACTAACGGTCTTGCAACATTTGCTTTTGGGGATAATAGTTTATCGGCTAACATTACCCTGCAAAATTTAGGCGCTAGTTCTACTACAAACCACGGGTCTTCGATTCTTTGGAGAACACGTACTGACTCTTCTGCCACGGCTATAAATTCAGGGCGTATTGCTGTTATCAAAGAGCAGTTATGGACTTCAACAGCGTCCACTCAAGACTCTGCAATGGCATTTTACGTTACAGTTGATGGAAGTATGTCTGAGAGGATGCGTATTAGTAGTAATGGTAGCGTAGGATTAGGTGGAACTTCTGCTACAACTGCGCTTTTAAATTTACGCTCTTACTCATTTGCTGATGCAGCCACTGGTGCGATAGGGGTTTACATAGATGGGACTGTCCCAAGTACGCTAACTAGTAATTTTCAAGGTTTTCGTACAAATATAGCTACTGCGGCTTCGGCTTTTACTTGCGCCAACGGGTATCATTTTTACGCCGCGCAAGGAACGATAGGCGCTACATCTGCTTTGACTAATCAATTTGGTTATGTAGTAGATGCAAGTTTAACCGGCGCAACAAACAATTACGGGTTTTTTGGGGATTTAGCTTCTGGTACTGGGCGCTGGAATCTGTATATGCAGGGCAGTGCAAAAAACTATCTTGCGTCAGGAGTTAACATCGGCAGTACCAATGATGATAATTGGTTAGACGACTCGTCAAATGGTGCCGCCTCTACGACGCTATACATAGGCAACCAATCAATAACCACGTCATCTGATATTAGGCTAAAGACAAATATACAGGACACAGAAATTGACGCCCTTGGTGTAGTGAATAAACTTAGGGTAGTTGATTTTAATTGGGAAGACCCCAGTGATACGTCTTGGAATAACAAGAACGCAAGGGGCAGGTGGACTGGGCTAATTGCTCAGGAAGCTATTGAACATGTACCTTATGCGGTAAACGCACCAAGAAACCGGCAGACAATGGAACCGGTGCTAGACGCTATCGACGATTGCGGGAAAGATATATACTGGTTTATGGAGTACCAGCAAATTGTACCGGTACTTATAAAGGCTATACAACAACAGCAGCAACAAATAAACGAGCTGAAAAGTCTCGCAACCTTATAGGAGGAAACATGCAAGTCGAAATCAAATTAACAGTAGAAGAAGTAAACGTAGTACTGCAAACTTTGGGGCAGCTCCCTACATCCAGCGGGGTATATCCTTTGCTGGTTAACATTAAACTTCAGGCTGACAAACAGATAGAGGATAAAGGCAATGCCGACAATGCAAGTTGAATTGACTGACGACCAGTACGCCCGTTATAAGGCGGGGTTTAAAAAGCTCCAGCAGATGCAGGACGACCCGAGCGACGAGCAGTTAGTTGCTCAGTTGAAGCGGGAAGCCAGCGCGATTACCTATGCAGCAGAGATAGGCTCTGGGGACGGTACAGGTTGGAGTTACTAGCAATAAGCACGATATGGACAGGCTTGTTGAGCTGATGATACGTCTAGAAGACAAGATAGACAGGATAAGCAAGTGATGGATAAGCAAGTGATGGATGATAAACAGTTGTCGGCTAGGGTAACGCTGGTAGCTTGCTACACGCTCTCGATAATTTTGTTGGCGATGGTTTTTGTGTTTTTAATGGGGTTTTTTAATGAAGGCATTGACAACAATCAACTTTTTGCAATAGTTGGCCCAGCCTTTCAGACCATCGTTGGTGGTTTTATTGGGCTGATAACAGGCATAAAAATTGGGTTAAATAAATAAGGATTAAACGAGGGTAAGAAAATGGCATCTACATACTCACCAAGTCTTAAAATAGAGCTGATGGGTACCGGCGATCAAACCGGTACTTGGGGCACTACGACCAACAACAATTTTCTGTACGCTCTGGAAGAAGGCTTGCTTGGGTATATCAATATCAGTTTTGCTTCCGACGCCAATAAAACTCTCACGTTGTCCGACAGCAACGCCGCGCAAGATGCTCGTAATCTTTACCTGTATGTAACATCTGCGGTGTCTTTAACGGCCACAAGAGAGTTGATAGTCCCCACCACAGAAAAGCCGTACATCGTGCATAACGCTACCACAGGGTCGCAGAGCATAACGGTTAAAACAGCAGCGGGTACAGGGATAACCATACCGAACGGCAAAAAGGTTCTTTTGTACGCCAATGGCACAAATGTGGTTTCCCAGTTTGACTACGCGGAATCGTTGACGTTGGTTACTCCGGCATTGGGTACACCCACCTCTGGTACCTTAACTAACTGTACAGGGTTACCCATTTCCACAGGTGTAAGTGGGTTGGGTGCTAATGTGGCTACGTTCTTGGCCACTCCAAGTAGTGCAAATTTGGCAGCTGCGGTTACAGGTGAAACAGGTTCCGGGGCGCTAGTTTTTGGTACATCCCCAACCTTAACTACCCCCGTTATTAGTTCGATTGTTAACACAGGAACGCTGACGTTACCGACTTCTACAGACACTTTAGTGGGTAGAGCCACGACGGATACACTCACTAACAAAACACTCACCGCCCCTGTTATTAGCTCAATTGTTAACACTGGCACGTTGACGTTACCGACTTCTACAGACACTTTAGTGGGTAGAGCAACAACCGATACGCTGACCAATAAGACTATAAATTTATCCAGCAATACGTTAACGGCTACTTCAGCGCAACTTGCTACTGCCGTTTCTGATGAAACAGGCTCAGGCGCTTTGGTTTTTGCTACATCTCCTACGTTGGTGACTCCTGCTCTTGGCACTCCCAGCTCGGGTACTCTGACTAATTGTACAGGGTTGCCCATAGTTGCTGGTACTACAGGTACTTTGTCGGTTGCTAGAGGCGGAACAGGAGTTACGACTTCTACAGGATCTGGAAACGTAGTTCTTTCAGCTTCACCTCAATTAACTGGTGTAGTTACTGTTGGAGGCACTTCTATTGTTGGTTTGGAAGTAGGCGACACCACCAGCGGCGTGGCTACGGCAACTGCTTATATAGATTTTCACACTGGAGCTAATATTGATTATGATGCGCGTATAGTAGCTACTGGGGGAACCGGCTCTCTTGGTGATGCTGATATTGACGTAGAGTGCGCTACTTTTGATATTACTGGGGCGTTGTCTAAGGGCTCAGGTTCTTTTAAAATTTCTCATCCCCTGCCAGAAAAGACGGACACTCACTATTTAGTGCATTCGTTTATAGAAGGCCCAAAGGCTGATTTGGTTTACAGCGGCATGATTCGTCTTGTTAGTGGTTACGCCCACATAAACATAGATGCAGTTTCTGGAATGACTACCGGAACGTTCGAGGTTTTATGTAGGGATGTTCGGAGAAGCACTACAAACGAATCGGGCTTTGCAAAAATAAGAAGTGAATTCTATGGAAGCAGTTTGCACATATATGCGGAAAGTCAAGACTGTGGGGATGAAATCTTTTGGCAGGTTATAGGCGAAAGAAAAGACCCTCATATGTATGAGACATCTTGGACAGACGAAGAAGGGCATGTAGTGGTCGAACCTAAAAAAGCTATAAAGTAACGTGGAGGTTAGTTATGGTACTCGATTCATTATTAAAACTTGGCACTAAGCTGGTTGACAAGCTAATCCCAGACCCAGAAGCTAAGGCGGCTGCACAACTGGAGTTAGCGAAACTCGCCCAAAACGGCGAATTAACTGCGATGGCTAATGAGACAGAACTGTTCAAACTTGAGCAGCAAAATCTCACAGACCGACACAAAGCTGATATGGCTTCGGACAGTTGGATGAGTAAAAACATACGCCCTGCCACGTTAGTGTTCATTCTTGTGGTCTATACTGTATTTGGGCTGATGTCTGCGTGGGAGGTTGAGGTAAATGAACCCTATGTAGAGCTGCTTGGGCAGTGGGGGATGTTGATAATGTCCTTCTACTTTGGTGGTAGGACACTCGAGAAAATTATAGATATGCGGTCAAGATAATGAACCTAAGTAAAAACTTCACTTTTGACGAGTTATGCCGCAGTCAGTTGGCGCGTGATTGCGGAATTGACAATAAACCAGACTCGGATGAAGTTGTGAATAACTTGAGGTTACTGTGTGAGAAAGTGTTGCAGCCCGTCCGAGACCATTATGGGGAGCCTGTAAAGATTAATAGCGGGTATCGAAGCGAGGAGGTCAACTTACTGGCAAGGGGCTCCAAGACTTCTGACCACATTACCGGCTGCGCGGCAGACATTGAGATTGCTGGGGTGCCTAACGCAGAGTTGGCTACATGGATACGGGACAACCTCGAGTTTAAACAGGTTATCCTTGAGTTTTACATCCCCGGCGTACCAGATAGCGGGTGGGTGCATGTGTCATACGACCCTAACGAGTTAAAGAAAGAAACGCTTACTGCCGCTAAAATAGACGGTAAAACTAAATATATGACTGGGTTGGTTGCCTGATGCCATTTATAAAACTTGAGTTTCGTTCGGGAGTAAACAGAGACCAGACCAACTACACTGGCGAAGGCGGCTGGTGGGAGACTGAAAAGGTACGCTTTTTCAGCGGTTTTCCTCAAAAAATAGGTGGTTGGGCTTCTTACACCACAGCTCAAATACTTGGCACTTGTCGTCAGATGTGGGGATGGATTACTACCTACAATGACAATTTCTGCGCGTTAGGCACGAATAAAAAGGTGTATATCGAGGGTGGTGGTACGTTATATGACATCACTCCTCTAAGAACGACCACAGCTGCGGGGGACGTTACTTTTGCTGCTACTAATGGCTCATCCACTTTAACGGTTACCGATAACGCGCACGGCGCAATCGCAGGAGATTTTGTTACTTACTCCGGGGCGGTGTCTTTGGGGGGTAACATAACGGCGGCGGTTTTAAACCAAAACTACGAAATTGCTACCGTAATCGGGGTAAATTCATACACCATAACAGCTAAAAACACGAGCGGGGTTACTGTTACAGCAAATGCCAGCGACACGGGTAATGGCGGGGCGGCGGTCGTGGGCGCGTATGAAATTAGTATAGGCGCGGCTAATGGGTATTTTGGCTATGGGTGGGGTACTGGTGGTTGGGGGCGCTTGGGTTGGGGCGAAGGTTCAGGCGCTACATCCGGTGTATTCATAGCGCAACGGGATTGGTGGTTTGCCAATTTCGATAATGACTTGGCTATGAACATACGCAACGGTGCGCCCTATTACTGGGTACGTGGCACAACGGATGACCCCTCAACGGCACTGGCTACCCGCGCTGTTACTCTTCAATCTTATGCCACTACTTCCGGGTATGACGCCAACGACGTGCCTATTGTGGTTGGGCAGCTTTTGTTGTCACAGAACGATAAACACTTACTTGCTTTTGGTGCAGTGCCGTATGGTTCTACTTCGAGTGCTGATTTCGACCCCTTGTTAATTCGCTGGGCAGACCAAGATAACCCGGGGCAGTGGGAACCGTTGGTAACGAACTCAGCAGGGTTTTTGAGGGTTTCACGAGGCTCCAGAATTGTTCGCGCAATGCCAACCAGACAGGAGATACTTGTTTGGACAGATGCCAGTTTAAGTTCTTTGCAGTTTTTGGGTACTACCGATGTGTTTGCGTTGCAGGAATACGCTGACAACATATCTATTATGTCGCCTCGCGGGGTAGTGACTGCTAACAACATTACATATTGGATGGGGGTTGATAAATTCTATGTGTATTCTGGGCGTGTGGATACTCTGCCTTGTACGGTCAGGAAGTATGTATTTGGTAACATGAATACTACGCAGGCAGACCAGATTATTTCTGGCACGAACGAAGCGTTTAACGAGGTCTGGTGGTTCTACCCTAGTGCGACTAGCGCAACAGTAGACCGCTATGTGGTTTATAATTACGGCGAAAACATATGGTATTTTGGTTCCATCAACCGCACAGCATGGATTGACTCTCCTTTGCGTCATTACCCGCAGGCCATAGACACCGATTACGACACCCAGATAGGTACGTTTTACAACCAAGAGTACGGCACTGATGCTGATGGCGCGGCAATAGAAGCCTATATTCAATCCAATGACTTTGACCTCGCGGATGGGGATAAATTTATTTTAACCAAACGCATGATTCCCGATATTTCATTTGGGTCTTCTACGGTGGAAAACCCGGAGGTTACACTTACTATACGCACCCGAAACTTCCCCGGTTCTACGTTTAACACAACAAACGACGATACCGCGAATGTCACAGAGACCAGTGTTGACTCTTTTACACAACAAGTATTCATTCGCGCTCGTGCTAGGCAGATGGCGCTTAAAGTAAGTTCTGAAGATTTGGGGGTAGCTTGGTCTTTAGGTACGATACGTTTAGACGGCAGAGAAGACGGGCAGAGGTAACACTATGGCGATGGAAAAATTCAGGTCTAGTCCTTTACCTATCCCCCCGCAGACGTATGATTCTATTTACATGCGGCAGCTTATACAGGTGCTGGAGTTGTATTTCGGACGTTTAGACTCGCAAACTCCTTTACAGGCCGAATATTTTAAGGGTAGGGGCGACCAGCTTGTTTTGCCACATATCGCGGCTTCTGACGACACAGACCAATATGCTACCGGGGATGATGTTCCTACACTTGTTAACTGGAGTACGTTGGATTCTGGCGCTGGATTTACCCTTAATTCTCCGGGTTCGGCTACCGCAGACTACGCTGGCGTATACAAAATAGATTATAGCTTACAGTTTGTTAACACGGACAACGCTTCTCATTATGCTACAGTATGGATAAAGCTGAATGGTGTAGAGGTAATCAACTCTGCGACGCAGTTTTTTATCCCCGAACGTAAGTCTATGGCTAATTTTTCTTATGTGTGCGCGTATTCTACGGTTGCAACTGAATTTGCCGTTGGTGATGAAGTAGAAATATACTGGGTGACCGATAAAGCCTACAGCACTACAGGGCCTGTTAACGGAGTGTATATGTTCCATGATGATGCGTGGACAGACCCGCCAGATGCTTACGACAGACCTGCGATACCTTCAGCAGTAGGGTCTATAACTTTTGTATCAGCGGTAGTTTAAACGTAATTTACTATTTAGGATGGCCCATTTATGAACACGAAAGACATAGCCAAAATAGTCCAGTCCAAGGGTAGAGACGAGGATACCATGCTTATCCACATGACCCCGGGCGAGGTTAAGGGGTTACAAGCTATTGCTTTGGCGCATGGTGGGTCTCTGACGATTAACCCGGAAACAGGTTTACCCGAAGCAGGGTTCTTGAAGAGCTTGCTGCCTATGATTGCGGGGGCGGCTTTGGCGGCTACCGGTGTGGGTGCGCCTATGGCGGCGTTGATGGTGGGTGGCGGTTCTACTGCACTTGGCGTGGCGAAAGGCAAAAGTTTCGGTGACGCGCTTGGTTCTGGGCTGATGGCTGGATTGGGCGCGTATGGCGGTGCGGGTATAGGTCAGTCTTTGGCGGGTATGGGGGCGAAAACTGCTGCGTCTGAAGCTGCTACAAATTTAGCTAAAAATGCAGCCACGGCTGGGTACGGTGGTGTCCCCGGAGTAGCGATGCCCACGGTGGCTCAAACTGGTGCTGCACTTGGCGCTACGGGGACTTCTGCCGCTACCGCTGCTAACACTGCGAATACCGGTTTAGCCGGGTTAAAAAACATGGGTGCCGGGGCGAAAGCTCTTTTCCAGCCCGGGGGCCTTTCTGCTTTTGGAACAGGGTTTAAATCTGCGGTTAATCCCTATATTGGCGGAGCTGGGTTGTTATATGGAGTGGCCAAAGCAGCAGATTCCACAAATAAACCCACACAATTCCCCGGTCTACCCCCCGACCGCACGGCAGAATATATTGCTGCATACCAGCCGCAGTATGAGCGAGATGTTGTATTTAGGGGACAAGGTGCGCCGGAGGATAGTTCGGAGTTCCAATACTTCCGTCCCAAAGCTAACCTGTCCGATACTCTCCGTGGTTTGACTGCGGCACAGGGTGGTGAAATAGGCATGAAAGACGGGGACTTCGTGCTGGACGCCCGCACGGTATCTGAAATAGGTAACGGTAGCAGTAATGCTGGTAAAGAGATTTTGTCCCGTATGGGCGGGATTCCCGTAGAAGGCGCTGGGGACGGGGTCAGTGACTCTGTTCGCGCCAATATAGGCGGGGTACAGGAAGCTAGAGTTGCCCGGGATGAGGTGATAATCCCGCGTAATCAAGTGCAAGAAATGGGTGGCTCTCAGCGGCTGTACGATTTAATGAAGCAGGCGCATGAGGCACGTAAGACGGCGGATAGAGGCGAAGACACGGGATTAGCTCGTGGTTTGATGCCTGTCTGATGGAAGTCTCTATCGTACCCACTGAGTATGTAGACCAGTGCTGGGATAGGGTGAAGGTACATCTGGAAAAAGCAGTAGAATACACGTATGGTAGGTTCACGCTGGAAGATATTTACATCTCCGTGAAAGAAGATAATCATACGTTATGGGTGGCATTTGACGATGAGGGTGTTAAGGGGGCTGTAGTCACCAATTTCACTTCTTATCCAAGAAAGAAGTTCGTCCATCTGGCTTTTATAGGCGGTGTGGAAGGACACAACTGGAAAGAACCGATGCTTGAAATCTTGACTCGGTGGGCTTACGACAATAACTGCAATGGGTTAGAATCTGTCGGACGCCCCGGATGGGCCAAAATATTCAAGAATTATGGCTATAAATTAGTCGGCTACGCATATGAAATACCCGCAGCCGATTCGGGTATAGGAGAAAGAAATGGGAAGCAGCAGCAGCAAACAAAGTAACACAATGCCAACAGGCAGCACTGTATCAACTCCTCAGTTGCCTTCATATATGCAGCCGTACGTGGCCGATGTTTTATCACGCGGGCAAGGTGATGGAGCGCGTACAACTGGAGTGGATACTACAAACCGAAACCAGACTATTCAAGGAACCAACTTTCAGACGCAAGCTGAGTATTTGCAGAATATGCGGCAATTGATGTCTCAGCATCAGCAATTGCAAAATATGCCTAATCAAAAGTTATCGTATCAACCATTGCAAAATATGCCTAATCAAAAGTTATCGTATCAACCATACACTCCGTATAAAGACCAGCGTATAGCCGGCAATCACTTCCCCGCCTTATTTACCTCCGGGCAGACAGCCGCGCAGCAGGGTATTTTAGGGCTTCAACCTGCGGGCCAATTTAACACGGCTACACAGTTTGATACCCAAGCAGGGTTAGCGGGGTTGGGTGCGTATCAACCAGCTCCTAATGTACAGGCTCCGCAGCTTTCTCAATACACAATGGGGCCTGCACAAGAAGTAAGTTCCCGTATGCTTGCGCAAGCTCCTGCCAATGCTTTTAGTGGTGTTCCGCAACAGGCATCTCAAGGAACCAACTTTCAGACGCAAGCTGAGTATTTGCAGAATATGCGGCAATTGATGTCTCAGCATCAGCAATTGCAAAATATGCCTAATCAAAGTGATGGAGCGCGTACAACTGGAGTGGATACTACAAACCGAAACCAGACTATTCCGGATATTTCCGGAGGATACGGCGGAGGGCCAGCATTGCAACCCGCGCAACCCGCGCAACCCCCGCAACCTCCTATGTCTTTGCGGGCTATGCTTGCGCAAGCTCCTGCCAATGCTTTTCGTGGTGTTCCGCAACAGGCATCACGGGGTATTTTTAACTCCCAAAACCCTCTTGAGGCTAGGGGTTTAGGGGCTTTACAAAGAAGTTCATTTATGAAAGCACCCAAGTAAATAGTAGGAAGCGCTAAGCAGCCGATTCGGGTATAGGAGAAAGAAATGGGAAGCAGCAGCAGCAGCAAACAAAGTAACACGATGCCAACAGGCAGCACTGTATCAACTCCTCAGTTGCCTTCATATATGCAGCCATACGTGGCCGATGTTTTATCACGAGCGCGAGAGTTATCGTATCAACCATACACTCCGTATAAAGACCAGCGTATAGCCGAATTTACTCCTGAAGAAACTTCAGTGCATGAAAGAATTACGGCGCTTCAACCGCCCGGTCAATATAGCGCAGCCACAGACTTTGCTACTAGAGCTGGCAATATAGGTCTAGACGCGTATAAACCTGCACCTGCGATCAACGTGCCAAATTTTTTAAATTGGGGCGGTGGTTCTGGCGTTGGGCCTGAAGGTGTGCCAAGCGGTTACCAAATGGAAGGCCCTGAGCGTGTTGCTGCGGAACGCGCCAGTACTGATTCGTTTGTGCAACCCGGTGTTGCATCGCAATATATGTCCCCTTATATGCAAAATGTGGTGGATGTACAGAAACAGGAAGCCACACGCGATGCGCAAAAAGCGCAGTTAGGGCAGAATCTTGGTGCCGCGCGACAAGGAACTTACGGTGGGGCTAGGCAATTACTAGCCCAAACAGAACGTGAAAAAGCGTTGGGGCAGCAGTTGGGGCAAATTCAAGCCACGGGTTCTCAGGCAGCATACGATGCTGCGCAGCGTCAATTTGAAGCGGAACAAGAGCGTAAGTTGCAGGCGCAAAAGACAAATATTTTGTCTCAATTAGAAGCCGCTTTAGCAAATCAAAAAACAGAATTTGAAACAGGTAGAACAAATCTTGACGCTAGGATGGATTTAAACAAGTTATATAGCAGTTTAAATTTTGATGCTTCTAAGGCTGATGTAGACGCAGAAATGGAAGCGCGTAGGTTGGGGCTTATTGGTACAACCATAGGGCTGGATGCGTCAAAAACTCTTGGTGATTTAGGGTCTTCCGAACTTGATAGTCTTCTTAAAATGTATGGCGCAAAAGGTGCTGTTGGAGAAGATATACGTAATATGAAACAGCGTGAGCTTGATATGCGCTATCAAGATTTCCGTCGTCAATACGGTCACGACGAAGAGCAGTTGAGGAAGTTTGCAGACTTGCTTAGCGGAGTTCCCTCTCCGGGGCCTTCCACGGTTACGTCGTCATATTCACAACCTACATCACTTGCTAGTCAGTTGGCGGGTTTGGGTATGGCTGGGTATGGTGCGTATAAAACTTTCAATTCCGCCGAAGGTGGTGAAATAAAGGCATACAACAACGGCGGTCTGGTTGCGCTTGCTGGTGGGGGTAGTGCCGATGATACTCCTGAACCTTACACGGTTCCGCAGTCACCGAAAGGTTTGGCAATGG